CTTTACTATTAGTATTTATTACTACTACAAATGATGAACCTCAAGCAATTACGCGCTCCTTCGGAGTCCCGTGCGTTTAGAACACCTAACGCATCTCTGGACCCTGTTCGGATTGTTCGTAAAGCAATAGCGAAGTTCGGAACAATGGATGATTACGATAAAGTAATCGGACATTACCGACGCTCAGATATTTCTGATGACGCATTGATCACTGACTTTAAACGTTGTGACGTGCCATTACAGAAAGTCGAGAAAGACGCATTGTATTTTGCTGCGCTCGAAGAGACTACCAACCTCTTTGCTCCACCTTGGAAGTATAGGCCTGTACATTTTACAGATCTACGTTTCTACCTATGGACGAAGAACACCTCTGTCGAAGCACCGTTTTCAACCAATAAAGATTTAGCTGCACGCCTTCGCACTGCACACGCAGATGGAAAGCTACCAAACGCATGCTTAAATTTTGGCAACTGCTTCAATGAAGTATTTGTTTACAACCGCCCCTTAGTTCACTTAATTAAAGATGGAAAAGGCCAAGGAGATAAGTTCTTTTACTGGAACAACGCTCACGCCCGCTCACATCTAGTGACAGGAGACGACCCCGACAAAGTCAGGATGGTACATGGAGTACCGAAACTCACCTTACAGGTTGAGTTAATGCTCTTATGGCCGTATTTAAACTGGCTTAGAAAGGGATCCACCCCAATCGCATGGGGATATGAAACCTTAAATGGTGGATTATACCGGATGACAAACGAAATATCAACATCATCAACGAAATATTCAACATGGCTATGTTTAGACTGGCGCATGTTTGATAAATTAACTAAATTTGAAGTAATAAATGACGTTCACTCAAAGTGGCAATCTTTTATGGACTGTGACCACGGTTACATTCCCACATCGGATTACCCTGAAACTGCTTCACAACCTAAGCGCATCGCTAGCTTGTGGAAATGGATGTCCAACGCTGTAAAACACACACCAATCAGACTCCCTGACGGATCTGAATGGAAACGTACCCACTCAACAATCGCCTCAGGATTACTACAAACACAAATCCTAGGATCGTGGATCAATACGCTCATGATTATAACCATCCTAAAAGAGATGGGGTATGACACTACCAAAATGTACCTAAAAGTACTCGGAGATGACTCTATTATAGGGTTAGTCGAAATGATTAATCCCAAAGACTTTCCTGAGTTCTTAGCTCGCTTTGCTGCAATCGCAAAACGACGATTCGGCGCTATTTTAAGCTTGTCGAAATCCTCAATTCGACCAACTTTAAATGGAACCAATTTTCTTGGATACATTAACGAAAACGCCATACCAATTCGAGAACCCCTCGCACTCCTTGCTCAACTTGCTTACCCTGAACGCAATTGGGACATCAACAAACTAGCCGCTCGCGCTGTTGGAATTTGTTGGGCCTCATGCGGACAAAGTAAACTTGTTTACAATGTTTGTAAAGATGTTTTCGATTTCTGTGTTAACGTTGGAAAGGCGACTCCCGATCAAACTGGAGTATCTTGGATGGAATATCTGAGTATCTCTACTACTATCGACGTATCCCAATTCCCAACTATGGAAGAAATTCATCACCGCTTGCTATGTACTTCTGCAAACGCTGACAACGACAGGAGATTCTGGAATCCTGCACACTTCCTTTCAGACCACTAGAACTTTGTTTTCTTTTTTTTAATTAATATCTCAGTTGCTGTTGAATACCAGGTTACATCAAGTAATTTTATCAATAGTAAATTTAATTGAATTTTTGTTTTAATATTATTAAAATAAACTAATAAACTACTGACACCTAACGCCTCAAGGGAGGCTTGTGTTCCAACATATAGCTTATAAACTATTGAGGTCACAATCCCTCTGAGGTGTGGTGTGTATGGGGGCAGACCGCCTACCGCACATTAGGTGTTTCAGTATACCCGCACCCCCACAGTGCCCTTGAGCCTGTGGC